TGATGCCCTCCCCGTCGCCCAGCTGCATGATATAAGAACCCGTCCAAAGATCCCCCAGCAGGGAGTCGCCGACGTGGCTGCGAATAAAGCTGCGGCCGACCCCCGACCACCTGCGGCCGTGCGAGTAGAAGTCAAAGGTGATGGTTAGCGTGCCGTTGATTAGGCAGAGCCCTGGGCCGGTGAAGAGGGCCGCCCAATTCGTCATGTCGGATAGCGCCGCCTGGCACGCAACGGTGTTGTCAGTTCCGAAGACGCAGAAGGCATGAGCCACGCCGGTGGTGGCTGCGGTATCCATGACGGCATGCGACGGGTTGGACACGCTGATTATGTGGGCCAGTAGGTCGGCGCCCGCGACACCGGCGCCCACGATTTTGATGATCTTGCCCCCGTCCACTTTGCTCGATGTCAAGAAGTTGGCATCGAGCACGATGTTGGGCGACCCCGGGGTGGTGGTCACACCTGCCGCGAGGCCATCCATCTTGACCCCATAGGCCACGCGCCAGTCTGTGTGGTGAGCGCCTTTGTCGTAAAGCAGGCCGCTCGTGCCGACGCCATTGGGGAGGTTCGGATCTGGAGTATAAGAGCCAACAGTCACCGAATTCAAGGCGGCGTCGTCGCCGGCCGTCAAGGGCACTATGAAGTCGGTGTTCCCGGTCGCCACCCAAGCGGTTGACCCGAAAGCCGGAATGGTCAGGCCAGGCGCCTCGTAGGTCGTGTAGTGGCCGGCCGGGGCGTTGTGAGCGAACATCCCGTTGGAGTCGGACACGGCGGACGATCCGTAGTCAACTCCGGTGACGTTGTTGTGCAGCTTCGCCCACTGGCCGGAGCGACCTCCGGTAGCGAGTAGATATTCGTTCGGCATCTAAGATGATCTCCTCATTTAGTGAGCGCCTGCCAGTCCAAGGAGGCGGTTCCGGTTGCTGCCCTGGACTGCTTTGTAGAGGGCTGACGCCACGCCGACCTGTCCGGTGGGCGGTGCGGTCTGGGCGATGAGTTTCCGCAGGAGCGCGTTCGTTTCGGTCATGTCGGTCGGGCGCCCTGAAGCGTCAACGCCGCTCGTTCCGCGAGCTGCGGACGTCGGCCGGCCGGTAATCAGTCCGACGCCAAGTCCACCCATCCCGCCGATCAGCGAGTCAAACGCGCCATGGGCGACCGACTTCTTGTCCTGGATGCCGCCGCCCAGCGCCATGCTGAGGTTCTGGCCCATATCGAACATCGGCCGCGAGGGCGAGTGGATGCCAAAGGCGCTCTTGAAGGCGTCGATGACCTGGCCGCCCACGTTCTTTATCACGCCGAGCAAGCCGAGGACGCCGTTCGTGATGCCGTTCTTGATCCCCTCGATGAGGTTGTAGCCGAGCTTGATCCAGTCGAACGTGGTGATCGCGCTCCAGATGCTCTTGGCGAGGCCCTGCGCGGCGTTGGCGAACTGTACGCTGAAGCTCAGGACCTTCTGGAGCATGGCCAGCAGGAAGGTCTGGGCCGAGCCTGGCAACTTGGAGAGCCAGTTCCCAACGGCGGTCAGGAAGTTCAGCCCCGCCTTGTCGGCCGCACCGGCGAACCAGACAGAGAACTTCAACAGGTGGGGCAGCATCCACGCGAGGAGCAGGATCGGCAGCAAGGCGACGAGCGCCAGATAGTAGAACGGCCTGTCGTAGAACGCCTTGGCGGCCTTCTCGACGACGGCGACAATGCTGTTCCAGACCGCGTGAACCTTGGTCCCGAAGGCGCTGAAGACGGCGCCGACCATCGAGGCGAGGGCGCGGGCGGCGGCGCTGACTTGGCTCCAGTGCGTGATGAGCAGGTAGCCGATGGCGATCACCGCACCGATGGCGACGACGATGAGGAGCAGCGGCCACATGGCCAGCAGCTCGCTCGCGCCGAGAGCGGCAGAGGCGGCGGCGGCGATGCCTTCAGAGTTGGCCAGCAGGAGGAGGCCCATCGCGGTTGACTCCCAGATGGCCTGACCGATCATGACGGCCTCGAGGGCGATGAAGGCCCCGGCGATTCCGACCATGACCGCCTTGACTGTCGGCCCGTTGTCGTTAAGGAACTTGAAGCCCGCCTTCAAGTCCCCTACCAGCACCTTGGCGATGTCGACGATTGGCGTGGGGAACAAAGTCTTCAGAGCGGCAACAAATCCCAAGATCGCCTTCGTCGCACTGTTGGCGAAGTTCTCGGCGTCCTTCGAGCCGAGGAGCTTGTTGAGCTGGCCGAGTCCCTGCTCTGCGAGCGCGAAGAACGGCTTGAGGGTCCGAGCGCCGAGGACGGCCAGGGTGTCATTGAAGGTCTTGGTCAGCCCCTCCCAGGTCCCGCCCTGCCGGTCCATGGCGCCGCTGAAGCGACCAAAGCTGGCATCCAGAACCTTGAGGATTTCAGCGTGGGAAGCGTGGGCCTTGGACAGCGCCATGATCTTGGCGGCAGTCTCGGCGGAAATGGCGCCCATCATCATCAGCGGCCGGATGGCGCGATTGATCGGCATCCCGGCATCCAGGATCATGTGGAAGCGAGCGATGGTCGAAGCCATACTCTCGAACGGCACATGCAGGCCGGCGGCGACGTTGCCGATCTGCTCCAGGTTCTTCGATGAGTTCAGGGCGTTTCCGCCGAGCTTCTGGAGAATCAGCGCTCCAGCCTCGACCGATTGGACTGTGAAGGGGGACCTCGCGGCGAAGTCGAACAGCTCCGTGACCTTCGCCTTGGCCATAGACGCACTGCCCATCAGGGTCCTGAAGACGTTGGTCGTCTGCTCGATGTTTGAGTTGAGGTCGATGACGGAACCCGTGAGCGCATGCCAGGCGCTCCCGACCACGTTCATGGCGGCGTTGGCGAGCATGAAGCCGCCCATGGTGCCGATGGCCTGTTTGACCATGCCGCCGAAGTGGCTGGCTTCCTGGGTGCCCTGATGCAGCCCCTTGCTCACGCCGGAGGCGTCAGCTTTGAGGTCAATGCTCAGGGTCGCGAGAGTGGTCAATTGAGTCCTTTCTTCTTTCTGAGGTCCTGGCCGCCGTAGTAGGCGGTGATCTCGACGGCCATCGCGATCTGCTCCTCCTTGGTCTGCACCTTTGGAGGCATGTTCCAGGCTGGGATAAAGTCGCTGACCGACCAGACCTCGTCACTGCTCTTTGAGCGGTTGACGTTGGCGATGGTCATGGCGATCACGGCCGCGGCATGGTCGATGCGCTGGGAACCGATAGGGTCGACGCGGTCGTAGGCCAGCCACTCAGCGAAGTCGGAGCTGGTGAGCTGCGGCAGCAGGTACTTCGGGTGAACTACGCCGAGGGCGAGGCAGAGTCGGAAGGCGAATCGCCGCTCTGCGCGGCTTCGGATTTTCCCACGAGTTCTTCGACATCCCCCTGCGTGAAGGCGCTGAGCCTCATGGCGACGTTGAAGACGCGCTGCATCGCGGAGCTTGACTTCCGGCCGAGCAGGATCATGTCCTGGTCGGTGAACAGCCGAGCGCCGGCCTCGTCGATGATTGAGTAGGCGGCCAGGCGGGCGCGGAAGCTCTCCATGATCGACTGGTTCACGTCGGCCTGCGGCTTGCCGTCAGCCCCAACGCTGAGGTTCACGGTCCCGGACTCGACCTGGTCGCGCTCGGTGGCGGTCAGCTCGCGGACGCGGACGGTGCCTCCCCACTCGGGGACTTCGACGTCCTCATGCTTGAGGTCGTCGGCGGCGAGAATCGCATCGCGGGTGAGTAGCATTGGCTTTTCTCCTCAGAAAAGACGGACGGGGGTTCACTAAAGCAAGGAAACTGCCCCAGCCTCGTAGGATCGAGACCGGGGCAGAAAAGCACTTGCCTAGTTGCGGTTACGTGATGGTCGGGGCGCCGGTGATCTCGAGCGCGATCTTCGCCGTCAGTGCGGCGTCGACCGGTCCCTTGGGCTGGTAGTCCTTGACGATGGCGGTGAATTTCCAGATCGTGTTGCCGGTGTCCTGCCAGAGGACCTCGAAGTCGCGGAGGGCACCAGAAATGAAGTCCGCCATCAGGCCGGCGGAGAAGTTCTGGGTCGCGTTCTGGGGCAGGAAGTTCATCTCGAACGAGACGGGGCCTCCATCCTTGACGCCTGGCCGCTTCTCTTTCCATCCGCCCGAGTCGTGGGAGGTGACGTCGATGATGGAGCGCGTCATCGCCCAGTCGAAGTCCTTGACCTCGGCGATGGTCGTGTACGACACCGAAGCGCCGTTGAGGCCGTTGCCGATTTTGATGATGGACGGTGTGCCGACGATTGCGTTCGACGGGGAGCTGGGCAAGGGGATTCTCCTTTAGGCTGGGTTTGTGGCGGGCTGAGGCCCCGGCAGTGCGCCTAGCGGACGCCGGGGAGCAATGGCGGCTTGGCGAGCCGCAGGCGGTCTAGTTGAGCTGGAGGACGATGAACTTGATGAGGGCGGAGTTCGCCTCAAAGTAGAGGCTGCCGTCCGTCTGGAGGTAGCCGTTCAGCGGGAACCTCTGGTAAACGCGCACTCCTGGCGTAGTGCCCACACAGACAGGCACGATGTCGGCAGTGATGTCGGAGGTTCGGCCTTCGGCGTCAGGAGCCGATGTGACGGTGACCGTGTGTGTCGCACCGGTGTCCGTGTTGAGTGCAATCACGATTTCGTTACCAGTCAGGACTGCCGATTGGCCAGCGGCTCCAGAGCCGCCAGTGGATGCCTGGACGGTGGCGGTGACGCCAGCGACAGCAAACGCAGCGGGGAGCGGCGACTTGACGACGGGTGTTCGGGCCATGGGTTACTTGGGTTCCTCCTGCGGAGTGATGGGCGCGGGGGCTTTGATGACCTCGGTCGGCTCGGCGCCCGACGTCAGGACTGCCGGCCATTCCGAGACGGGCGGCCCGGACTTCGGAAAGACGATGTGTGCCGTGGCCTGGTGGTACTCCATCACGGTCTCGTCGAGGGTCGAGTAGGAGCACAGGTCGCACTCGTAGTTCGGGTGTCCGTGCCAGTCGCCGGCGGTGTAGTTCGATGTCACGATGGGTTTTTGGTCACCTCCGCGTTGACGCAGATCAGGTAGCGACTGTTGGCGTCGCGCCCAATCGGGAAGGGGGGGCTTGGAATGACGATGAGGTAGCGGGTGCCGGAGAGCGTCTGGTTGACAATCAGCGCGAGGCTGCGGTAGATCAGCTCCGCCTGTTGACGAGGACCGACAAGGTCGTCGGCTGAGCCCCTACAGACGAACTGGAGGCGCGGGCGCTCCTGCGCGAGCAGATTGTCGTGAGTCGACAGTCCTTGGACGCTGGGGCGCTCGAGGATCGTTGTGCAGACATCTGGCGAATCCGGCCGCGCTCCCACGAAGAGGTCTTGGCCGACTTCGCCGAGGCCGGCGGCCTGGAGGTAGCTGGCGATTTCGTCGAGAACCATCAGAGCTTCTCGAGGTCTTGGGCGATCACCGCCTTGACGCGGTCGGGCATGTGGGAGGACTCCTCCATGGCGGGCTTCTCGAGGTAGCCGCTGCTGCCAACCTCGTGGTGAGCCCCCTCATCCTCGTGGACGTAGAGCGCGTAACCGACGTAGTCCTTTCCGTCCGCGGTCATGACACCGGTGGGACCGCCGTAGCCCATCTCGACCGTGACCACGGACCCGACGATTGAGGGCTCCTCAACGTGGCCGGTGCTCTTGAGGGCGCCGAGGTCAACGGGGACGAACTCATCCTTGGAGCGACTCATGACAAGCTCGCCTTCGCGGTAGACGCCCTTGGCGAGCGCCGCCATGATGACTTCCTCGGCGTGAGCGGAGCGCGCCATCAACTGGCTGAGGCCCTGGACTGTGACCTGCATTCCCTCAGCCATTTCAGGCGTAAATGACCGTGTGATGGAGGCCGTGCTGGTCATGTACCTGGTCGACGTGCATGATTGGCGTCGTACCGCTGATGGGCAACGTGAGGCGGTCGGCTGCGCCGATAAGGTCCGGGGCCTGCTGGACTGGAACTCCGTTGACCAGGAGCCAATCGGTGGCGACGATGACCTGAGCCGAGCTGACCCTCTCGTTCCCTTCCATGGTTCGGATCAGACGCGGGGTGGACTCGATCAGGCAGGGATACTGCTTGGCCGCGGCGTACTCGCCGCCGGGGTAGCCATTGGCGCTCGCCATGGTCCGCCTCTCGATGGTGACCACGTCGGGCATCAGTTCGAGGAACTCGTATTCGGCCACTACTGCCACTGGCCGGGGGCTGGCTCAACCACGACCGGAGGGTTGGGCTGCGAGTCTTCGGTGTTGACGCTGAAGACGCCGGTGTTGCGGTCGGTGTTGAGTTCGCGTGCGCGCTTGTCCGCGACGGAGATGCCGCCGGCAAACGGGATCGGCGAAGACCCGGCCTGAGAGCGCAGGCGGACGGCGAGCTGGAGGTACTGCTGGAACCTCTGCTCGAGGCGCAGGCGCAGCTTGCCGACGTTCTTGTCGCCCTGGCGGGCATAGTTCGCCGCGAGGCGGTCGCAGCAGGCGGCAGCCGCGTACTTCAGGTTCGCCTCTTGCAGGATGACGAACTCGATCTCCTCATCCTGAAGCTGCGGATCAGCGCTATTGGTATCGCCAATCTCGAAGCGAACGGCGTCGAGTGTGGAGGTGCTCGGGTTCTCGGAATACGACCACGTCAAAGGACTACTCCTCGGTCGGCTTGGCCGGCTCCTTGGACTTGGCGGGCTCCTCGACTGCTGGGCGGGCGGGCACTAGGCGGCGGGGAAGCTCGACGCGGGTGACCTCGGGCGCTGCGGGCTTGGGCGCGGGCGCAGTGGCCTTCTCCATGATGGCCACGACCTCCGGGTCGTCGACGGGGATCTTCTCGATCCACTTGTTGTCGACGTAGACGCGGAGGTTCGGGAAGGTGGCGGCCTCGGGAATGAGGTCGCCGGGGTAGCGCCTCTCGGCTCCGACGAGCCAGTTTCGACCACGGACGACGTAGGTATATTCCACGCTTTCTCCTCTGAAAGACGGAGAGCAGGGGCCGGGGTTGAACCCGACCCCCACAACTTCCGTTGAAGCTCGGATGAACTAGCTGACGGCGGCGGTGAAGTAGGCTCCCAGGTCACTGGCAACCAGCTCCAGGTCGAACGCCATCTCACCCTCGACCCGGTCGGCCTTCAGGTGCTGCATCCTGAACTGGGAGATGGCCGGCGCGTATGCCTGAGCCCCCTCGTATCCAGTCCAGCCGAACGCGTAGCCCGCGCTGGGCTCCATGATCGCCGGGGACGGTGCCGCGTAGGCCAGAAGAGCCGCCTTCGGGTAGATGTACGCCATGGCGTCGGCAACTCCCTTCTGGGCGGTGTTCTGGATGCCCTTTGCGACCAGGACTTTCATCGGCTTGTCGTTGTCGTCCGTCAGGATCGACGCGATCAAGTCGCTGGTGAGCACACCCTTCGAGGTGTACTTGATGCGGTCCAGCAGTTCCGGGTGCTGCTTCAGCACGTTGAACACCTTGGGCGCAAGGATCAGCACGTTCGCCTCGAAGCCAGTGAGCTGCCCCATGGCCAGGAGTTCGTTGGTGATGTCCTCGATGGGCGTGGAACCCGCCTGGTCCCACTGCTTGAACTGGTTGGCGCCTGGCACCCCGGAGACGCCGGTGATGTCTCCGCCACCGGGCGTTCCGGTCCAGATGCCCGTCTTGAAGTACGCAGCCGCGAAGGCGATCTCCCTGCGGAGGAGCAGCCTTGTGGTCACGAGCTTCGTGCCGTCCCTGTCGGCGTCCAGCGGCTCGCGGTAGTTCGCACGAGTCTGGTCGTCGATGTCGAAGTGGGAGGCGTAGACGCGGTTGAAGAACGTACCGTTCGCGTCCAGGTCGTAGCCCATGCCGGTGGACTCGGTGCCAGGTGCGCGCTCGGCGGCGACGTCGCGGAACCAGTCACCGCGGTTGTACTTGATGTACTGGCCGGCCTGGTGCTCGCACGGGATCACCGGGAAGACCTTGTCTGCGACAAAGCGCCCCTCGTCCTGGACGTAGGCGACGCTCATGTCGGTGAGGACCTGGTTGTAAACCAGAGCGGCGGATGTCGGGTTGGGCATGGGTTACTCCTGTTGGGGGATGTGTGGCGGGCTGGAGGGGCTGCGGGCGACAGCCCGCTACGGAACGAAGACGGTTGGACTAGGTGAGGCTGCCGGGGGTCTTGAGGAGGACGCTGAAGCGAGCTACGCCGCCCGCCGCTCCGGCCTCGAGTGCCCAGCCGACCATGTACTTCGTCGCACCGGGGACGAAGGTGATGAACTTGCCTGCGGCGTCGACCATGAGCATGTCGCCCGCTGCGACCGCTGCTCCGGCGATGCCCTGCGTGATGCCGTCAAGCTGGACGGAACCCGCCTGACCGACGTTCGGGCTGTTGAGCAGAGTGCCCACGATGCGACCGTTGGTCGCCGGGAGGACGAGCTTGCCGTTGGCGTCCAGGCCCATCGCGAGGTACTGGCTCGTCGCGGCGCTGAAGTCCGTGGTCGCGAGGATCGTGATGACTTTTCCGAGATTCTCGGGCATTGGGGTAGGTCCCTCCTATGGAGTGGTGATGTACTTGCTGACTGCTGCTAGCGAGCCGCCTGCTCCGCCTGATAGGTGCGGAACAGCTCGGGGTTGCGCTTCCACGCTTCGGCCTTTGCCTTCTGGAGGGTCATTCCCTCGGCCTTGGCGATGCCCTTGGCGATCTCGGTGGCCTGGACGTTTGGAGAGCCGGTGTTGCCGCTCTGCTCCGAACCCTTGGTCTTGAGCAAGTCGCTCGTACCAACCGCCTCACTGGCGGACTTGAGGAGCGGGCGCAGTGCGTCGAAGGTTGCGGCGTCGGACTTGCGGAGGTTGTAAAGCAACTCGACGAGCGCTTCCTCGTTGGTTCCGGGGATGTGGCCCATCTCGTCCTTGACGATGCCGACCACTTCGCTCTTGGCGATCTGCTCCTTCTTCTCGACGGCCTCCTTCTCTGCCGCAT